GTTGCCTTACGTTCATTGGACAACTGGAATAAACAAAAAGAAAACTTAGAAAAAGAAAAGCAAGAGACTAAAAAAGAAGAACAAGACTTATTCAATCGTTCTCTTGCAAAATTGCGATTGAAAGTCTTAAAACATAAATCTAATTAATTTTTAAAATGAAAAACTCAAATTCTTACAAAGAAGAAAGAGCGGAAATCATCGAAAAAATGGAAGCGATTGTAAACTCGGCAGAGGGTCGAGAGCTTTCTTCCGATGAATCTACTACTTTCGACTCCTTAAATGAAAAAGTTGAGGAGCTTAATAAAACTATCTCAAGAGCGAAATCTTTTGAAAACCTACAAGCTACAAAAGTAGTAAAAGAGGAAAGAGAAAACACTCCAAAAGAGATGAAAAATTATTCTTTCCAAGAGGCGATGAGACAAGCGTACAACGGAAAGTTAGAGGGATTAGTTGCTGAAATGGATCAAGAAGCAAGAATCCAATCTCCTAACCAATCTTTTAGAGGTATCGCAATTCCAGCGTCAGTCTTAGAAACTCGTAACGTTGCAACTGGTAACGTAAACGCAACGGAAGTTATGTCTTTTACAGACCAATTAATTGCTTCTTCTGTATTGGTTCAAGCTGGTGCGGAAATGTACACGGGTATTAATAACGCAAAGTTCCCAATCGTTGATGAGATTGCTTCGACTTTCGTTGCTGAATTTCCTGGCTCTGATACTGCTGCTGCTGGTGTTGTAAACGGATTGACTTTGACACCAAACAAATGTATGTCAGTTGTTAATATGTCGGTTGAGTCTTTGACTCAAAATGACGGTCTTGAGGCAGCTATCCGAAGAAATATAGCAATGTCTTTAATGGCTGAACTGGAAAGCAACTTGTTGGCAAGTGCTGACGCTGCTGCTGGTCCAACTTCAATCTTTGCGGACGCTACTGACGGAGGTTCAACTCTTGACGCTGCTGCTCTTTTAGCTGCTGAAACAACTGTTTTAAATAACAACGTAAATCCAGCTTTAGGAAAATTAGCTTATTTAGTAAATGGAGACGCTTTGGGAATCATCAAAGGATTGGCTCAAGTTACTGGCGTTTCTCCAATTTATGACAATATGGACAAGCTAACAAATAGCTATCCAACTTTCGTAAGCTCATTAGTTGGTAACAAAGCTACAAACTTTGACTCTGTATTATTCGGAGACTTCTCAAAAGTTAAATTAGCTCAATTCGGTGGCTTAGATATTCTTTTTGATCCTTACACGCTTTCAGCTCAAGGAATCGGTAGAATGGTTGCAGCTGCTTTATTGGATGGTAATGCCGTTCAAACTGCTGACGCTTTCGTTCAAATCGAGACTGCTGCTTAATATATTTCATTGGTGGGGAGGTTAGCTCCTCCCTACCATTTTTTTTTTGTTATGCCTGAATACAATTACAATATCCTAAAATATAATAACTACGTTCCTTATGGAAAGTTGGAGCTTGTACAAGCACCAGCGACAACGCTTGTTTCATTATCGGAAGCAAAGACCCATTTAAGGATTGAACATTCAAACGATGATACTTATATCACTACGTTAATTAATGTTGCCACGGATATTGTAGAAGAGTTCACAAGGCGTAAACTTGTAACACAAACTTGGAATATATATTTTGATGAGTTCCCTCCTTATATTGATTTGCAGCTTGGTATTGTTAGGCAAGTTAGTCAAGTTGGGTATTTTAATCAAGATGACGTATTCGTAATTTTACCAAGTACGGAATATGATGTTGACTTAATCGCAAAGCCAGGACGTATATATCAAGCAAGTGGAAAGAGCTTCCCACAAACATACGAGAAAGCCAACGCCGTAAAAGTTACTTTTGATGTCGGTAACGCTTCCGAAGTTCCATCAGCTTTTAAACAAGCTATCTTAATTATTGTCGGCAGATATTACGAAAATCGTCAAGACGTATTCGTTGGAACGCAAGTAAACGAACTTCCTACACTTGTAGAACACTTATTGACTCCTTATCGCTTATTAGAATTATGATAATAGGCAAACTTGACACTCCAATAACTTTGAAACGTCAGACGTTTGTAACAAACGCCTACGGAGAGAGAGAGGTTGACACGACCACCGTTCAAACTATTTGGGCTGACTTCACGTATAAAAACGGCAATACTAAATTTGAGGCGGACAACTTAACAAATACGGAAGTCATTGAATGTATGATTAGATTTAGAACGGATATAGGTACAAGCCGACACTACGTTATTGCGATAGGTTCACAAAATTACACTATTGAAAGCGTTAGAGAGATAGGTCGTAAGGATTATATGATGCTAACATTGAAACAACAAGACTTCAATACTGTTTTATGATAGTTTCGGCACAAATAGACGAAAGAGAACTAAACTCACTTATTAGAGATTTGGAGAGTTTAAATATGTCAGATAGTAGAAATAAAACTCTACTAAGACAAGGAATGAGAAAAGCGTCAAAGCCGATAGTTCAAGAGTTAAAAGACTTAGTACCTAAAAAAAGCGGACAACTAAGAAAGTCATTGGCTATAATAAACGGCAAAAATAGAAGAGGTAATCCTCCAAGCGTTTACATTGGACCAAGAGTTAAAGGAGCTTATGCCGACAAGGGTAAAAGTGGCTTTTATTTCTTCTTTTTAGAGTATGGATTTAGAGGAAAGCCAGGACTTAGAATGTTAGACAAAGCTGCTCAAAGCAAAGGAAGTCAAGCTCAAAACGATGTCATCAATCAGGTCAAAAAATTGATTGACAAAAGAATGAAATAATGGACGTAGGAAAAGCAATATATAATTTATTAATCAATGACGCTACAATAACGTCTTTTGTTGCCGATAGGATATTCGCAAGTCGGTATATAAATGACACCGTAAGACACCGAATACCATATATCACTTATCAAAAAGTAAGTCAAGACCCTAACAACACAAAAAACAACGCTTCCGAATACGATTATTTTGTTTATCAAATTAACGTATATAATTTGGAATATGATACAACGGTACTAATATCTGAAAGAATACGATTAGTATTAGACTATAAAAGTGGGATATATGCTGGGGTCAAAGTAGATAAGATATTTTTTGAATCCTCAACGGACGTATATTATGATAACGCTGGTTCTACTGGATTGTATGGAATTTCAAGCGATTACCGATTCAACATAAATAGAGATGTTGTCTTTGTTCCTACGACACCAACAGGACTTCAATTATGGCTAAACAATACGGAGGGAGTTATCGAGGACTCGGACGAGGTTGGTGTTATTCAATGGACAGACCAATCGGATAACGCTAACAATGCCACACAAAATGAAATTGATGACGGCAATCAGCCGTTTTTCGCTAACAATGGAATAACATTTGACGGAATAAATGACTTTCTTATTTTAGACAATGAAATCTCTTTAAACGAATTTCATATTTTCTTAGTTGTCGCTTTACACTCCACAAACACCGAGACACTATTTGGAGAGGTTGGAGCGGAGGACTTTTTGAGATTCGGTCAAGGTGGCTTAGATAATTATATAAGATTCCAAACTCAAGGAAATATCATCGATTTTAGTGGCTTTTCTCCAAGCATAGCAACTGACGGAACTTTGCAATTATTCGAGTTTTCGAGAGCTTCGGGAACAACGCAAAACGTTACATTGACAATAAACGGAACGGAACACGGAACAAAGGCGAACAGCGATACGAGCAATGACCAATTTGAGATTGACGCTTTGGGAGTTAGAAATACTATCAATCAACAGTACGCAATGGACGGAGTTATATACCAAGTTATTATATATGACAACGTACTAAATGCTCAAGACGCTTCGGACGTAAGAGATTATTTAAATGAAAAACTCAATATATATGTATAAAATAACATTGAATAAAGATATAGAGTTTCGTTCTTTTGAATATAAAGAGGGCGAGACTTACCAAGTTAGTCGAAAGGTTAAGGAGTTCTTAAAAAGAAACAACGCAATCCAAAAGACTAAAAAGAAATCGAAAAAAGAGGAAACTCCAAAAGATTTACAAATAAGTAATTAATTTATATAAATTTTTAAA